AGATGCATCCGTGGTTGCTGTATCTGGAAATATTCTTAAATTAGATTCAAAATCTATTAAGTATGCTGGGGAATATGGTTGAGCAAAATATATACTCTTAGCATTTGTTATATCATAAATCTGTTCAGCGGAAACAGGGAGACATACATAACTCCCCCTAACTATCTTGACAACATCAAAAACATTTTTAATTGCCAAATTATATCCCGCACCCATTGATGTATCAACTGGTTGTTTCCTTGCAAAACTAGATAGTAGTGGCGCATTATTTACCTTAATAACACCAAGAGTATGGTCAACTGCTTGCTTTATAGCATCAGTCGTATTGAGCCCACTTATTGAACCACAATATTGTTGCATTTTAGAAGTGAAAGCCATATGCCCACCTAATCGGGGGGAAAAAATCCCCCCGATTGTTATTGGTTAGTACCCTAAGTCCACTTCATAACAGCGTGGGTTTCAGGAAGACTAATCTCAAGACCTGCTTCGGTCAAGACCATATCTTTCCGTCCATCTACGTTGTTATTCTGTACGTTAGTTACGATATGCGTATCACGGGATACGCCATTACCAGATAACGGGCGATACTTAACATTAGCCATATCAACAGCAACTGCTAAGTTCTCGTCTTGACCCCTGAACAGAGGCTCAGCTACAAAGTGCAAATTACCAAAAATGGTATTAATCTTAGTCACTTCGTGACCAAAAGCACCTTTAATATTCTGAGCATCTAATCTGTAAGAAGCAGTAGTAAGAGTGTTGCCCAAGAAGGAATCAGCATCCAACTTGTTTAACCAAGCTATAATCTTGCGAGAGCAAAGAACAAGCTTGTCACCACTATTTCCAGATTCAGGAGCAAAGAAGTCCTTCATTGCATCAATAAAGTCACCATACACAGAACCTGCATAAGTAAAGTTAAAAACTTTACCATTAGCTTCTGTATAAGGGACTATACCATGCGAATACCTAAGAGGTCCTGAGCCACCCTCATTAGCGGCACCAATGCCAAAAAGCATAGCATGCTCAATGTCCATTTTGTGCTCCATGAGTTTATCAGCCCATACCCGACGATATTCATCAGGACGTCCACGATAGCGGGTGGCAAGAGAAGTACCAGAGAATAACTGAATAGCTGTCTTAAAAATCTGACAGTATCCTTCTCTATCATACAGTTCGTCTTTCCAGCCCTCGGGGTCAGTTGTTCCCTCACCCCATGCGCTACCGATAACCTGACCTTCTGTACCTACTTCAATATCAGTCTCAGCAACTGTTTCCAGAGCTGTGGCTGTAATCGATGTATAGGTAGCGGCAGTACTTCCATTATAAGCGGCACTTACTCCATCACCTGCTGTAACAGCAGTGATTTTCATAGCTTTGCCACCAATCCGCACAACTTGTCCTACTAGGAGAAATTGAGGAGCGGCTGTGTTAGTTCCACCACCTAAGGTTAGGTCATTCCCGTACTTATCGTAAGTACATACAACTTTCAAAGTGTCAGCCGCATCCTTAGCGGTTCCATCATTGTCAGTCTTAGAAATAAAGTTACGACGTTGCCATTGATGACGCTGTTCAAGGAACTTGAATACGGGGTCGTCAGTAGCTGACTTTGCAACTTTAGATAGATAGACAAAAAACGGAGACTGCTGAGGAGCAAGCTCGGAGACTCTCTGACCGAAATTGAAAATTCGGCGGGAGTCATTGATACTTACACCTTGCGGTGCATTACCAGTACTATTACTATATGCCGTAGCCATAGTTAGTTACTCCTTTCCCTGGATTAAGTATTCCAAGGATTTCGTTTGTTGTAGTCACTAATCATAGAATCAACAATGGAGTTTTCACTATTAGAATCAGGTGATTTCGTCTGAGCCGGAACTACCCCCATAGGGCTAGGCACACTTTGCGCTCTCTTCCTCTGTTCGAAACTATCCGATTGGGGAGTTTCTGTCAAAGGAGGATTTACCGGAGTAAGATTTCCACCATTCTGTAATCTATATAATTGGAAAAGATTATCAACAGTAATATTATTGGGGTCATCCATAACCTCTATAAACTTATTAATCTCATCGGGCGATGCCTGATAAGATTCAGCTAGATGTTGTGAAATCTTCCTCATATTACTATCATAAGCTTCCCTATCCGCCTGTTTCCTTTGAATATCCTCACGCTCCTGGTTCATCTTTTGTCTCTCTTCTTCTACAACGGCTTGAGTGTATTGATTATAAAGACGATTGTACTCGTCCATATTATCTCTCCAGCCATCCATAGCATCAAGATACTGAGCTGAATCAGAGCTTGGGTCTTCATAAGCATCAGACCTACTATAACTAGGAGGTTTCTGAGGCTTTTCGGGAGGCGGCGGGAACTCCATTTTTGGTTCCTCTTCTTTCTGAGGCTGTTCAGCCGGAGCCTGAGATTCAAGTTTCTCTAGTCGACCAACGAGTTCCTTGTTCTCATTTCGGGCTTTATCAGCTTCAGATTGCCAATATTGATAACGCTTGACATCATTATCAACGTCGATAGGTTCTGCCGCTTCCTGTTGAGGTCCTTCCATCAACGTTCTTTCCTCTAATTGAGGATTAACTGGAGAAGGTTCTTCAGGATTCAAAGGCTCTTCCTGAGCCTCCTTATTTGCACGGAAAAAGTCATCTATCAAGCCAGTGTTCTCCTGCTGGTTATTCTGAGCATCAATAGTTTGCTCAAAAGCAGACTCGGGGGTCATTTCTGGCTGTGAAACTATGGGTTCTTGTTCGATGCCCGGAGAATCCGGGGTAATCTGTTGTTCCATTAGTATTCCATTCCTTGTGTTTTCGTGCCTCTACTTGGACTTAGAGGGTGACGATTGTTGTTTTGAAGAACGAACTGCTTCACGCACCTCACTCTTCACCTGTCCAAGAGCATCATCAAGGCGTTTCTCGAATAGTTTGCCGGACGCTTTGCCCTGGGTTGAAACCTTATCGAGGTCTGCCTTAAATTTTTCTAGTTCAGCTCTCTGTTTAGCATGATATACTTCTCTCTCACGAGTCTGCATATCACCCTTGAGCTTTTTAATTTGTTCTTGAGCTTCGTTAAGCTGAGATTGTAGTTTCCCTACCATATCAGTCCTTTCCATTACTCCTTCCATGTCGAAGACCTCTGTCTTCTTTAAAACTTCCTGCTTATCTATAACTCCCTTTTCATAAGCATCCATATAAAGTTCAAGCTGTGCATACCTATTTGTAGGCAATGTCGAACCCGTAACTACAATAACATCGTAACTTCCACGGGATATGTCATTCATTACTTGAACTTCACCGCTTTTATCATCATATAATTTCTTATTAATAGCAATCTCAGACAAGGAATTATTCGGCTGAACTAATCTAATAATTTTCTCAGCTTGATAAAGCTGTTGCATGAGAGGAATAGCTATTTTACCAATACGAACAAGTCCCGTTTCTATATCCTGTAACTTAGACTTTATCTTCCTCTGTCCAAATTCATCAAGAGCCACAGTAGCCTTATATGTATGAGGTGCCGCTTCAGAATTACCCTGCATTAACTCATAAAGACCAAGTGCATGGTCAATATCACTCTTGGCAAGCGTTTCATTCTGATAAAGATTATTAGGTAATGGCGTAGGAGCTATTGGCTGTGGAGCACCATTATCCATATCCACTTCTATAGCTACACCAGGCTGTGACCATCTTGTCTCAAAATCCTGCATATCTACAGAACCGGATGGTATTAAAATCTTTGTATTTGTACTGGTAGTAGCATGAGCAATAATTAGAGACCGTGTCTTATTTATATATTCCTGAAGGTCTTTAACCATCCTGACATCAGATACCGGGTAGGGTGTTCTGTTGTGAATGTTCATAAAAAACACAATAGGATAGTTCTCTATTGGTAATATGCGGGAGTATAAGTATTTATCCCCCATGATGACGCACATTTTGACCCTCTGGACAGGTACAGACACGGTCTCAATCATACCCTGCTCTACTAAGTCAGCATAGGTTAATTCTTCAATCTGGGGGAGTGGAGGCGGGTCAACATCTTGCATCTTTGCCTGTTCAACAGCTTTTTCATACTGCATCATCATCTGGTCTATAATGCCCTTAGCTTTCTGAGCATCAGTAAAAATCTGACCATTTACAGCTATAGCAGGTCTAGAAAGATACTCTTCCATATCCTCTTCAGGATAAACCTCTTCAGTCTTATCTATATTGTTCTTTACATGAAACCGCTTTACCCAAATCTTATAGTAACGCTCAAAACCCCTTATATACTCAGAGTTCTCTCCAAAGTTCATATCTGTCTTAGTTTGAGTATCCTCTGGGAAAACAATTCCTTTATCATCCACTCTCTGAGTAGTCGGTCTATCAGTATGAAGGTCACTCTGAGAATTTTCTATAGCATCCTTATACATAGGATACATCTGCATAGCCTGTTCCTTGGTGAACATTCTACTAATAACAATATTCTCCGCATCATCACCAAGTCTGTCACGGGCATTGGGGTCTATATAAATATCAAGAGGGTCTACGTCCTTAATACAAACTTCTCCCCTGCCATAATCTTTCAAGGGGTCAACATAAACCATCATACAACCCAAACCCATTGTGTAGTAGTCATCTATGCAGTTGCGGAGTGCCTGAGTCCCATCTGATATGTACCACATGTATTCGAGTAATCCATTAAAGACCTGTGCAACTTTATTATCTGAATCTTCACGAGGAGAGACTCGAAATTGCGGTTTGCCCGAGGTAAGTAAAGCCTTTGCGGCTTCGACGGCAGGATGGATTCGGTTAACGACGAGAGGTGCTTGACCCCTTTCAAGTAAAATTCTTTGCTGTTCAGCAGTCCATTGCCGACCTAAACGGAACTCTGCATCTTCCTGAGCTTGTTGTGCCCAAGTTTCACGTTTCTGAGAATACCCCCGCCAAATTGTACGGGTCTGTTCAGCTATGTCTTCAGGAACTTCCTGTTCTTTTTCAACGTACGCCATCGTACGAAGTTATAAATTACATTGTCATCCAATCAAGGAATTTATTAGATGTTTTTTTCTCATCAGAATTTATGTATTCCTTTTGCCTACATGGTCTAATTCCTACCATTGCGTAATATATAGCATCGAGTATATCATCATGTTTCCCCCTGGGATAAGAAAGAAACTCTTGCTGAGCAACTAAATCCTCTGGTCTAAAGTAAAACTCACCCCTAGCCAAGGGGGCTACCAAGGATAGCAATCTCTCAGACTTTCTTTGTCTTGGTTTTATGCCTTTT